CTATAGCGAAAGCAGGTCTCGCTGACGCCGAACGCCCGGCAGGCCAGCGCGATGCTGACCCCCTTCGTCGCCACCGCCTTCTCGGCCAGCTCCCGGCGCTGAGCTGGCCGCGTCACTTTTTCCCAGAGCCTCTCGAAGCAGATCGGCCTGCATGCTGAGATCGGCGAACATGCGCTTCAGTCGCCTGTTCTCATCCTCGAGGGCCTTCATCTGGCTCATCATGGATGCATCCATGCCGCCAAACTTCGCGCGCCATTTGTAAAACGTCGCGCTGCTGATCCCATGCTCGCGGCAAAGCTCGGAAACGGGCAGCCCGCCCTCCGCCTGGCGCAGCACGCCCATGATCTGGGCTTCGGTGAAACGGCTCTTCTTCATCGGAATCTCCTCGTCCATCTTGCCGAGAAAATTCTACCTTCGCATCCCCTTAACCACGGGGAGGATTACCCATTCCAGCGCAGCGAATCCCTGCGGCTCTTTGAACCTGTGAATCCGTGAACCGGGCCGGGCGCGGCCTTGCGGTCGAGGCGTCTGGCGCTTCCCGCATGGCAATGCCCGGCCCGGTCTTCACCTGCAGGCGCGCGCCTGATCGCGCAGGACGGCGTAATCGCTCATCATCCGCACCACCACCGCGTTTTCCGGCATCGCGTCGACCTCGGTTGCGGCGCGGGCCTGGTCGGCGGGGCTGTATTCGACCACGGGCGGGCAGGGGGCGTTGTCAGAACCTGCCGTTGCGCAGGCGCTCAGCAAGAGCATCGCGATCATGAGGGCGGCGGCTGGCGGCATCGAGCATCTGGCGGTGGATGGCATGGTTTCTCTCTCTGGCTTCAAGGCGTTCGGCGGCGCGCCCGGCACGCTCGCCGATGCGGCGCAAGTTCAGTAGGAACAGCAGGATCGTCGTCGCTGCGAGGATCAGACCCAGCGCCTTGCGCGCCGGGCCGCGGGTGAGGAGCCAGCCGATCATCTCTGGCCCCGTTTCCAGTCATCGAGCCGGGCATGGATGGTCACCGCGATTCCGGCCAAAGCGAGGGCGACGAAGATCCAGCGCAGGCCGTCGAGATAGGGCAGCAGCGGCATGATCGCGTCCTGCGTCTCGGCCAGCGCCTGCTGCACCACCTCGGCGCCGGCCGCGCCGATGGTGCCGATCCCGGCCGCGCCGCTGCCTTTCAGGGTGCGGCTCTCGGCCAGATGTTCGCGGGCCGGGGGCTGATCGGGGGCGAAAGACGAGGCCCGCGCCGGGAAGGACTCGCCCCAGGACCGCGCCGGGCCGGTGTCGATATGGATGAAGTTTGAGCGCGGATAGGTGCCGATGCCCTTGAACCCCACCTTGCGCGCGGCAGTGATGAAGGCGGCGGGATCGTGGTTCGCCATTGAGATGTCGAAGGCGGTGCCTTCGAGATGCTTCGAGGCCTTCGCGCCGCCGACCGTCTTGTTATGTTCGGGGCTGCGATAGGCCGAATTCACGATCAGCGGCTTGCCGAGCGTCACGCGCAGTTCCTGCAGCCGGTCGAGGGCTTCGTCGTTGACCAGCAGCTTGCCGGTGCCACGACAGGCGATTTCGGCGGGCGAGAAATTCGGCCAGTGCCAGGCCGTCGCCGGCAGGTTCCGCCAATGATGATAAAACGTCATGGGTCTCTCCAAATGAAAAACCCCGCGCGCTGGCGGGGTGGTGGACGTGGGATGCTCGGTGGTGTTTGCGCCTTTCGGCGTCAGTCGCGGGCGGGTCCGCTGCGCTCCAGCAGGCGTTTGATGTCGGCGCGCATCTCGCGCAGCATCTCGTTCTGTTCCTTGCGGGTTTCCGAGATCGCCTGGCGGTCGGCGTCGAGCTGCTTTTCCAGCCTTGCGATCTCCCGCAGCGCGGTCTTGCTGCTGCCCTCAAGCCGCACGAGCCAAATGCCAAGGCCGGTCGCCGCCATGATCGCGCCCCACCATTCGCGAATGCTGTCCATGAAGTTCTCTCCCATGGGTTCAGCCCGGCGCGCCGCAGGTCAGGTAATGGATGGCAATGCGAACGGCGCCGCCGGCAAAGTTTCCGCCATTGGCGGTCAGCCGCACGGGCGTGTCGGCATAGAAGGCCGTCGGGCCGATGACGCCGATATTGCTGCTGCCGACGGCCACACCGAGCGAGCCGCCGAACTTCGAGGGCTCGCCGCTGACGCCGCAGTCGAAGGAGCTGGCCCCCAGCACCGCGGTCACTGTCCGCACGGATACGCCGAGCACGATGGCGCGGTTGGGGATCACGATGGTCGAGTCCCCGCTGGCACCCGAAAGCCCGGTGAGAGTTTCCTCGAGCACCGCCATGCCGGTGGTCGCGCCATTCGCCTCCCGCGCCACGGCGACCGAGGCGGCTTGGGCGATGAAGCCCATGGCATCCACAACCGGGATCCACGCCGATCCGGTCCAGACGATGGCCTGCGCCTCGTCCTCGATCCAGGCCATCCAACCGGCGCTCGGCAGGATCCGCATCCACGCTCCGTCGATCCAATAGGCGATGCTGCCCGCCCAGCCTGCCCACGCGCCTGTTGCGCCGCTGGCCGGGATATAGCGGTCGCCTTCGGCCGGGCTGGCCGGTGGCGTGGTCAGGTCACGGTCGAGGATCGCCAGCTGGACGATGCCATCGAGCATGCGCAGGGCCTCGTTCATGGTGACGTGTTTTTGCGCCTGCGCGGCCATGATGAAGGGCAGCGCCAGATGCGCTGAGGTCTCGGACATGAATTGTCTCCTGATCAGAACCAGAGGGTGGTGATGGGGGCAGCGCCAGCCCCATATGCCTGCCCGATCTGGGCAATGCGGACATCGAGTGAGGCACCCGGCCCGAGCGGCGCGCCCCAATCGGTGATCTGCTGGGCGGCGGTGTAGACCGCGTTGGTCATTCCTGTTGCTGTTAGAGTGCGCCTGACAACCGATCCGTCGAGAATATCGACCTGCCAGCGCTCGATAGCTTCAGACATCGGCACCTCGGTGGCGTTCCAGCTATCGGCGGCCAGGGAACGGTCACGTCGCTTCCAGCTTATGGTCAGATCGCCGGGGCTGCGCGCGCGCCGCCACGGCTGCTCGACATGCACGGGTGAGAACGGGCGCAGGCCCTTCCCGCGCGGGGTGAAGGTCGCGGCCAGATAGCTGTCGTCGCTGACCGGCCGAGAGGATGGTCGGACGCGCCAGTTCCACGGCAGGCCCAGATCGGCCTCGCTGATCGGCAGCGGATTGACTGCCGTATCCAGTACCACCACCCGCGCGCCCTCGGGCACCATGGCGGCCATGTCGACATCCGTGCCGCGCTGGCCGCGTAGCAGGCGCGACAGCCGATAGCGGCCGGGGGCGATCAGTTCCGCTTCGCCGAATTGCAGAAGCTCCCAGGCCCCAGAGGGCTGCTCGACCGCGATGCTGTTCTCGCCCCTGAACAGCCGCAGGTCGGTGACGCTTTCCAGCGTCCCGGTCAGCAGATCGACATAGACCACGTTGCCATAATCGAAACGCGAGGTGGGCCCAGCATGGAGATCGGCCGCCAGAACGCCCATCCGCGCTCGGGCGGTGAATGAGGTCAGCAGGTTAAACCCATCCTGATCCGGGCTGCGGAACACCGCCATCTGGCCGGGCCATGGTCGGGCATAGGCGGCGATCAGCGGGTGATGCGCGACATGCGCCTCGGTCAGCTGCGGCAGGTCGAGGATTACCGCCAGCGGTGCCCCGAACACCACCGGCTGCGTCAGCGATGCCGGGCGCGGACTGCCGGGCGGCAGGTCATAGGCGGTGCGGTCCTGACGGATTGCCTCAATGCTGCGCGCCTCGGCATCCGAGGTGGAAATGATCCGCAGCTCCGCGCGCCGGCCGTCATGGTCAAGCGCAATCACGTCACCCGGATCCAGCGCCAGCCGGGAAGGTGGCAGGCGGAAGGTGGCGGTCTCGCGGCCAATCCATGCCTCCATCAGGGCGCGGCGGCAGCGGCGGTCGGCCTCCTCGGGCGGCACCGCGACCGGGAAGCTGTCCGAGCTGACGCGCGTGGCCTCCACGGTGATGCGCCGCGCCTCGACCGTGATCGCGTCATAATCCTCGTCTGCGCGCGCCACCTGCCATTTCAGCGCCTGTGGCAGCTCGGTCTCCTGGCCCCGGGTCAGTTCCATCACCTCGCCCGCACCGCCGGCCACCATGTCGTCGGGCGCGATCACCACCACCGGGGCGCTGCCGCGCATCACGAAGCGAATGCGGCCTTCGCTCTCGACCGCATCGAAGCCGAAATGCCGCGCCAGCATGGTGATCGAGGTCCGGGGCGATTCCAGCGCCGAGATCACATAGCCATCGACAGCCCCGGTCAGCCCCGAAACATCGATCCACGCCTCGGGCAGCCCGGCGCGCAGACAGAGGTGCCGCACCAGCGCCGCCAGCGACACCGCGCCCAGCCGCCCGGTCAGCCAGTGCCCGAGGCGCCAGTTCTCGCCATCGGCCCAGATATCCGAGAGCTCGGGGAAGAACGGATAGGGCCGCGCATCCCAGGTCCAGGCCGCGCTGCCCGCGATGTCGACCATGCGTCCGCCATATTCGGAGGAGACCGGGTTGTTCGCAGGCGTGCCCCACCAGGAATAGGTCGCCTCGAGATAGGCCCGCTGGATGGCGTCGTCGCGCCAGCCGCGCGAGAAGTAGGGCAGGAAGGATTCCGAGGATTTCGGGTCATGAAACACGTTCGGCTGGTTGGTGCCGCGATCCACGGCCGGGCAGCCAAGTTCGGTGAACCAGATCGGCTTCGATTGCGGGATCCATGCGGTCGGCGATCCGGACTCGACCCCACCGGGCCGGTCGAAATGGGGGTTCGACCACCAGCCGTGAAGATCCTTGGTGCGAAACACCCACGGCTTGCCGACACCATCGGTGATCGGCGTGCGGTTCTGGGCGATCCGGTCACCCTCGCTGGCATAGAACCAGTCGAACCCCTCGCCACCGGTGATGTTGCTCTGCAGATAAGCCCGATCACGGATCGACGGCCAGACCTGCGCGTCGACATGATCCCAGCCGTCGCGCCAGTCCGAGAGCGGCATATAATTGTCGATGCCGATGAAATCGACATTGGCATCTGCCCAGAGCGGGTCGAGGTGAAAGAACACGTCACCCGAGCCATCGCCCGGGTGGTGCCCGAAATATTCCGACCAGTCGGCGGCATAGCTGATCTTTGTGTCTGGCCCGAGGATCGCGCGGACGGCAGCGGCGAGATCGCGCAACGCCTGCACGGCCGGATAGCTCGCTGCCCCCGACCTGATCTGCGTCAGCCCGCGCATTTCCGATCCGATCAGGAAGGCATCGACGCCGCCCGCCGTCGCGCAGAGATGGGCGTAATGCAGGATCATGCGCCGAAACCCCCAATCCACGCCGCCGGTCCATGACACAACGTCGCCGGCTACCGAGAAATCCGAGGGTTGCGCTGCGCCGAAGAAGGCTGTGACCTGTTCAGCGGCGGTGGCGGTCTTGTCCACGGTTCCGGCGAAACCTGCCGCAGGCACGCAGGTGATCCGCCCGCGCCATGGCAGCACCGGCTGGCCGATGCTCGCGGCGTTGTCGCTGTATGGATCGGGCAGGCTGTTGCCGGCCGGGATATCCATCATCACGAACGGATAGAAAGTCACTTTCAGCCCGCGCGCCCTCATCTCGCGGATCGCCTGCACCACCGAGAAATCCGCCGGCGTGCCGCCATAGACCGGGCGGCCCTGATCGTCCTGGCTGACCACCTGCGCGTTGCTGCGATCAACGCCATTCACACTCCAGGCAGGCGAAGTGTTCTTCAGCGCCATCTCGACCTTGGGGCGGATGCTGCAATTGCCGGCGCGCAGATCGTCGCCGAACCACGAGACCACCAGAGACGCGCTTTTGACGGATGGCACCATCGCTTCCAGCCGGTCGAGCGAGACCAGCATGTCGGCGGTTCCGGCCATGGCGTTGACATTCTCGGCCGCGCTCACGCCGCCCTCGGCCTTGCGCACGATGCCGGTCGCATAGGCGAATTCGCCCGAGGCCGGGATGATGGTTACCGCCTCGACCAGACCCTCGGCAGTGTCGGCATCCGCCAGCGGTCGAAACACCTCGAAGGACAGCTGCGGCAGGCGGTTGCCGAAATCGCTGAGCGGCAGTTCCTCGAACACCACATAGGCGGTGCCGCGCCAGGCCGGCGTGTTCGCCGCCCCCATCTTCGCGGCGATGAACGGGTCGGCCCCCTGCGCCTCGTCGCCCGGATACCAGCGCAGGGTGATCGCCGAGGTATCGAGCGGCTTGCCATCGGCCCAGATGCGGCCGATGCCGGTGATGGGGCCTTCGCAGAGCGCCACCGCGAAGCTGGCGTAATAGCTGTATTCGGTACTGGTGACCTTCGGCCCGCCGCCCTTGCCGCCGCCCTGGCGGGTGGTGTTCACCTCCTCGCGGAAATCGGTCGCCCAGATGATGTTGCCGCCGATCCGCATGCGGCCATAAAGCCGCGGGATCACCACGCCCTCGGTTGCCGAGGTGACGCGCAGGCTGTCCATGCGCGCGCCCTCGATGCGCTGGCCGGGCATCATGGACGAGACGATCCAGCTGTCGACCATCGAGCCGATGCCGGAGCCGATCATGCCGCCGATGGCCGCGCCCGAAAGCCCGAGAATGGTGCCGCCAAAGCCGCCGCCGATGGCGGTGCCGACGGCGCCGAGAAGGATGGTTGCCATGAATCAGGCCTTCTTCTTGCGCGAGGTGGGAACCGGGCGCGGGAACAGGAAAGCGAAGGCGATGCGCCGCCGCCATGCGATGGTGAGCGGCTCCTCGATCACCCCGAGCCGCTCATAGGAATGGATGAAGCTGTCAGGCCCGGTGAGAATCCCGACATGCTTGACGATGGTGCCCGCGCGCATGCGAAACAGCACCACCGCGCCGGCGCCGGCCGTTGCGGGGTCGATGCGGATCATCACCCGCGCCGCGCTGTCGGCCAGAACCTCGCGGCTGCCGATCTCGCCCCAATCCCGGCTGTATGGCGGCACGCGGAGCGTCTCGGCCCCGACCACCTCGCGCCAGACGCCGCGCGCCAGCCCGAGGCAGTCGCAGCCGACGCCCCGGACGCTGGCCTGTTCGTGATAGGGCGTGCCGAGCCAGCCGCGCGCGGCCGCCACGACCCTATTCGGATCGGCTGGCGTCACAGCACCGCCCCCTCATGGCCGCCATCGGCTTGGGCGTATCGAACCACAGTGTCTTGCCCCGGAATGTGCGGGAAGCCACGGAAGTTGAGGATGTTCGAGAACTTGGCCGTACAGGTCTCGGCGCGTTTGTCGCAGCCCGCGCGGATGGTGAATGTATCGCCGCTGGTGATCACCCGCACCGGCGCCTCCAGCAGGGTGATGGTGACCAGCCCGGACGCGACCTCGTGCAGCATGATCTCGTCGCGGCGACCGAAATTGCCTCCGGACGTCCATTCCAGCACCCCAAAGGCAAACCAGCCATTGGCGAAGCCACTGATCCCAGAGGCGGTGAAGGCGCGGTCCCGGATCGGATCAACCACGGTTCCGATGCCCTTGAACGCGCCCGCATCCAGATCGACGCGGCACCGCCCGTCCCCGAGCGCCGCATCGCAGGCGCCCTGAAATACCCGGCCTACGGTCTGGCCCAGCACATGCGCCATGCTGCGCACCTCGGCCACGAAGGACAGCCGCCCGCGCCGCAACTCGCCGATGGCGCCACGCCGGATCAGCACCCGTTGGCCGGGGGCGGCCCAGTTCACCCGCCAGACCTCGACCAGCGCATTGTCCCAGCGCCCGTCCAGAATATCGGCCTCGGTGATCCGGTCCGAGGTGAGCGCCCCCTCGGCATCCTGCGAATCCACCGACAGGTCCGAGCCAGATCGGATTTCCGAGGCCGACAGCCCGCTTTCCGGCTCATAACCCGTGCCGCCGAAGGCAAGCGGGCAATCATGATCGGTAAAGCCGAAACGCACGCCATCGGCGCGGGTGATCTTCCAGCACCAGGCCAGCGTGGTGGTGCCATCGTCCAGATGCACCTGCAGGGCAGGGGAGAGGGATTTCATCGGCGGATTTCCACGAGCGGGATGGAGGTGATCGAGCCGAGCCGCTCGATATCGAGGGTGACGTCCAGCGCATCGCTGTCGAAGCGAACCGGCACGTCGAACTCGAAGCCGGCGCGCACGGCCACGCCGTTGCCGGGCGCTGTGGCGAAACTGACGGTTCCGGTCGCCGGATCGACGGTCCAGCCTGATGGCTGGCTAACGCCGCCCAGCGCGATGCTGATTGTGCCCGCCACCGGCTTGGTGATGGTGCGGACCCATGTCTGCGCCCCGGAAGCGTATCGCTTCACCAGCTGGAACGCGGTCGCGGTGCCGTCCCCGGTCCCGATCAGCTGGTCGGCAGCATTCGGCGCCTCGCTTGGCTTGCAGGATTTATGATCGCCCCAGTCCTTGAAGCGAAACCCGTGCAGCCGCCCGTTGCGGGCCTCGAAGAAGGCCACCACAGCGTCGAGATCGTCGGCGCGGCGGATGCCATAGGAGACGTCATAGCGGCGGCGCGAGTTGGCCCAGCTGGCGTTGCGCTCCTCGTCGCCGGAGGCCAGTTCCACGATCTGGGTGCGTCGTTCCGGCCCGCCACGCGCGCCGCGGCTGATATTGTCCGGGAACCGGACATCGTGAAACGCCATAAGCGCCTCCTTAGATAAAGCAATGATATTGCAGTGATTTGCCTACACTCCGGGCGATTGCAGAGCGATGGTGATGACAAGGAAAGCGACATCGGCTCACCAGGGAGACCACGCCATGACCAGCGCCACCGACACCCTTCCCGACATGATCGAGGTCAACGGGGAACGCTTCTTCAAGACCTGCTACACCAACGTTTCGCTGGCGAACCATCAGTGGGGCGAGGGGGTCGAGATGCGGGAATACTGGCGCGAGCGTAAAGACGATTGCCGCCTGCAGGTGCGCACCGCCAACGACTATTACATCGACTGAGCCGCGCCGGCTCCGGCTCCGCCCCGCCCGATGGCGGGGTTGAGGTCGTAGAAGCGGCGGGGCTTATCCCCGCGCCCACAGCGAGGGAACGAACATGCACATTCACGAAACGCGCTATATGAACATCGCCGACCGCCCGGCCACCGTGGTGCTGGTGGAAAGTGTCGCGGACGATGTTGCTGCCTATGCATTCAGCGGCCGGGTTTCCGGCCACCACGCCGCGCATCACGGCTACAAGCTGACCGAACGGGAAGCGCGGCGTCTGGGGCTCGCCATTCCGGCCGGCAAGTACTATCGCCGCTGAGAGGGCGTATGCCCGTCCCGAAAGGTCGGGGCTTCTCACATCCCCCTCCTTCCCATCGCGACGGCCCGCGCGATATCTGCCGAAATCTGCGCCCGCGACTGCCGGAAGCTTTCGGCATCGCGGGCATTGATGTTGACGGTGACGCTGCCTCCGTATCCGGCCGCTTCGCGGCGCGAGAGCACCCGCTCGCCGCGCTGCAGGATCGCCGGCACCTCGTCCGAGCGCAGCCCGGCCCAGCCGCCGGAGTGCATGCGCGGGGCATTGGCAAAGGCCATGGCCGGGACCATGCGGCCGGCGCCGGCCGCGCCGACCATGCCGCCCGAATGTAGGACGTTGGCCAGCACACCGCCGCCGATACCGCCCAGCGCCCCGGAGAGCACATTCGCAAGCGGTCCGAGCAGGAACCGGCGCGCGCCCAGCTTCGCCATATCGGCCAGTATCGAGGTCACGAGATCGCGGAAGTTCATCTTGCCGGTCTTGACGAAATCGCCGACCGCATTCTCGGCGCTCTGGAAGGCCCCGACCAGCGCGTTGCCGATATCGCCACCAATGCTGCGGGCCTTTTCCGCATAGTCGGAGAGCGAGGCGGTGACCGCATCCCAGCCCTGTTTCGCCTGTTCCGCGCCGTTTGCAGTGTCTTCGCCGGCTTTCCTGCCAGCTGCACCGGCCCGGCCCGCAGCGCCACCGGCGCGATCCATGGCACCGGCAACCCGGTCGGCCGCGCCAGCGGGATGGTCCTGCGCGTTCGCGCCATCCTCGCCCGAGGCGGTGACGGCATCCTTCAGCGCCTGCCAGCTTTCCAGCGGCGCACCTGCCGCCGCGCCCAGCGCCTGTGCAGCGTCGAGATGGGCGGAGGCAGCCGCGGCCGCTTGATCGGCAAGATCACCGAACAGGTCGGGCGCCTCGATATAGGTTCGGTCCCATGCCGCGCTGAACGCCTCAGCGGCGGCGCTGCCCGCCTCGGATGTGGATCCCTCGAACGGATTGTCGATGCGGCCGATGCTGAACGGGTCCAAAAGGCCGATCTGTGCGCCTCCTTCGCCGACAGCCCATTCCGGCAGCATGGCGAGGGCGGCGTTGATGCCGGAGATGAAATTGTTGATGCGGGTGACGACGCCGTTCAGCATCGCCTCGACGCCTGCGATCAGCCCGTTGGCGGCCTTGAACGCCAGATCACCGATGGCGTCGGGCAGCAGACCCCAGATCGCCTTGATCGCCTCAAACCCGCCGTGCCAGACCGCGACATATCGGTCCACGGCGGTGACTGCCCCGGTCACGATGAGGTCCAGGACCGTGAACACATAGGCCCGATACCCATCCCAAGCCGCGTTGAGTCGCGCGAAGGCTGCCTGAAACGCCAGGACAATGCGCTGGCCGACCTCTCGGGCCACGCCACCCAGCAGCTTGAACGCCGTGCCGATGCCGCCGACCGATTTGACCAGCGAGGAAAACTGGTAGATCAGCTCGCCCGCCGCGACGATCAGCGCGCCGATGCCGGTGCGGATCAGCGCCCCCCGCAGCACGGTCAGCGCCGTGGACAGCGAGAAGGTCGCGACACGGGCGGCGACAAAAGCCGCCACCCAGCGCCCGGCCATGAAGCCGGCGAAGGCAATCGCGACCGAGGCGAGGCGTTCGATATTGTCCGCGACAAGGATCAGCACAGAGGCGACGGTGGAGGAGGCACCCAGAAGCTGATCCCAGCTGCCAACCAGTTGCAGCGCCGCATTGCCGATCAGCGTGAACGCGTCGCCGATGGTGGCCGGCATGGAGTCCGCTTCCTCGCGCAGCAGCTCCAGATTGCCGACCAGCGCGGTGCGGATCACCTCGCCGGTGATCGCGCCCTGCGTTCCCATCACCCGCAGGCCGGAAACTGTGGTGCCGAGTTCCGCAGCCAGCAGTTCGGCCACCCGGCCGCCGGTCTGGATCACCGTGTTCAGGTTATCGCCAGACAGGCTGCCCAGCGCCATCGCCTTCGAGAGCGCGTTCTGGACCGAGGCCGCGCGCTCGGCCTTTGCGCCCGAGACCACCATGGCGTTGTTCAGCGCCTCGGTGAAATCGAGGCTCTCGGCGGTGGAAAGTCCGAGTTCGCGCAGGGCGGTGGCGTTCGAGAGCCAGCTTTCGGTCGTCTGCTCGATTCCCGAATAGGTGCGCCGCGCCATCTGCGCGAGCCGGTCCATGACGGCGGCGCCCTTCTCCTGCGACCCGGTCGCCAGATCGACCCGCGAGCGCAGATCGGTCCAGGTATCGGCATATTGCGCGACCTGGCGGATGCTGAGCGCGCCAGCCGCGATACCGGCGAGGCGGCGCAACATGACGCCGGCCGTATCCACCTCCTTCGACAGCTTCTGGAAGCTGGCGGCGCCAGCATTGCCGACGCCCTCCAGTTCCGCCCGGACCTGCCGGCCGTTCTCGGCCACCAGCCGGACGGATACTTTTTTCTCAGCCATCCTGGCGGCCTTCCTCGATCTTCTGGTTGGACTTGCGGATCATCTCGGCCTCGATCACCGGCAGCAGTTCCGCGACTGCCAGCGGTGCAATGCCAAGGGCGCGGCCCATTTCCAGCGCCGTGCCCATGTCCCAGCCCAGCACCGCGCCGGGGATCGCCCGGACCTGCCCGCTCAGCCTCCCGGCCAGATCCCAGACCTGCCAGCCCTCTTGCGTTTCGGGACTGTTCAGCCGGGCAGGGCAGTCGGGGCAGTGTCCGGGGCAGGCTGCGCAATATCGCTCGCCCCCACCGAAATGCCATTCGGCGAGGGCGCGGAGCCGTTTTTTTCCGCATCCAGCACCAGATAGGGGCCCAGAACCTTTTCCTGGAATGCCTCGAACACCGGCCAGATGTTCAAGAGCGCGTCGATGCCTTCGGGCGTCACCGGAAGGTCGATGCCCTCGGCGTCGCCGACGCCCGACCATTCGGTAATCACCATTCTGGCGACGGCCTGCGCCATGGCCACGGCCAGCACTTCCTTCGGCGCACCCGCGTCGAGGGTATCGAGGGAGACATCGGAGCGCGCGGCGGCCATGATGGATGTGGTGATCGGGGCGACCCGGATCATCAGGCCGGGCAGGAGGTCGATCCAGCGCGGCTCGGTGGTAAGGTTCAGACGGATCATGGTTCAATATTCCTCGGTGTTGTTGACAAGGGTGATGGTTGCCATGCGCGCCGGGCTGGACCCGCGCGCCGCCTGCCAGTCGAAGCTGGCCTGAATGCCCTGCGGCCCGCTGATCTCGATGCGGGGGCGGGGTAGATAGACGGCATGGGCGGTGACGGTCAGGCTTTCGCCACTGGTCAGGGTGTATGCGAACTCCAGTTCGCACGGCCCGCCGGCGATGGCCTGGTTCATCAGCACCATATCGGCAAAGCGCAGCTCGATCTGGCCGTTCAGCGCGGCGATGGAGGGATCCGCGCCGTCGATCATGCCGTCGCTGCGGATGGTCTCGATCCGGTCGAGGTTGTTGGCATAGGTGATCTGGGCCGAGATCACGTTGCCCAGCGCCGCGCCGTTCCTCGTGACCTGTCCGTTGAAGTGCCCGAAGCGCAGCAGGTCGAGATCGGTGGGCGTGCCGGCCTGCGAGGTGCTGGCCACGGTCTCGCCCTGTGCCACAAGCTGGGCGCTGGCGGTCAGCAGCCCCGAACGCTGCATGGTCCAGCTGAGCTGATTGACCATGACGCCGGAATACATGGCAAAGCGCGGCACCTCCGGCATGCCGGTCTCGATCGCCATCGACGGCAGGGTCCAGTTGCCTGAGCGGAACTCATGCGTATAGGGTCCCGGCGCGGTTCCGGTCGTGACCGGCGCCCCGAACGCGGCCTTCAGCCAGAAGCCGAAACCCTCGGCATCGATGGGGATGGTCAGATCGCCATCCGCGGTGATCGCATCCTTGACCGGGGCCAGCGGGTCCCGGCCATATCCCAGCAGCTCCGAGCCGAGCAGCGGCTGTTCGGCGCTCAGCGTCGAGGATGCGAAGGGCAGGCGGGTGAAGCCGCTGACGGGGGCGGTGCCATAAACAGTCTCGAACGCAGCCGCGAGTTGCGACCGCGCACCTTGGGCGCGTGCCATGGAAGGTTCCTTTCTATGGAAGCGATCCCGTGCCGGGACCGGGTCAGTGCAATGGCGGCTTGACCAGCGCGGCCAGCCTGGTGAGGCCCTTGGCGGTCACCCGCACCTGCTCGGTGACCTTTTCCGAACCATCGGCGCGCAAGACAGTGGTGATCCTGTGCTCGAGCAGGCTGGTCGCGGTCTTGCTGTGGTAGCCGAGAAAGCTCGCGCCGCCGGGGCGTTTGTAGATCCAGCCATTTTCCTGCAGCCAGAGAAACAGGTCTTTCGGGCGCATCTGCAAAAGCTTGGCGGCGTTGGTGATGCAGAATGACCCATCCGCCTGCGCGATCCGGTCCAGCTTCTCCTGTGCGGGCAGCAGCGCCTGCACTTTCTCTTGCAGGGCCACATGCTGTTCGCTGTAGCTGAGTAGCAGCGCCCGCAGCTGCGCCGGGTCGTTGAGGTCGGTGGCCGGGGCGCGGGCCACTTGCTCTTCCAGTTCCTGCCAGCGGTCGACCAGCCTTGCGGTGAACTCGGGCGAGAGCTGCGCCACGACAATGATGCTGTCGCGTTTCTCGAGCCGATAGACGGAAGTCGTGCGCAGACGGCCCAATGCATCCATATCCTGTTCATCCCCCATTGGGGGTTGGACGATGACACCGCGTGCGGCCAGCCGCTCGATGGATTGCTTTACCTTGTCATGGCGGCTTTCGAGAAGCTCGGCGATTTCGCGCGAAGACATGGTGAGCGGGCTGGCTTCCTGCGGGCCGGCTGGCAGATGCGAGATCATGGTGCTCATTTCTTTCTCCTGATATTCGATGCGGACCGGGGATTCGGGCCTGAATCAGACAGGCACATCCGCCCGACCGGCGGCGCGGCGCAGACCGGCGCGGCAAGGCCGGATTCCGCGCCGGTCCGGCCTTGTTCGCATCTCAACCCAGCGGATCGTTGCTGGTGTAATGCAGGGTCAGGATCAGCACCGCCGCCCTGATGGTCGGGGCACCCTCGACCGCCAGATCGGCAGGTTCGGGCGCGTCGGTCTCGATCCAGTCGCAAAGCCCGCCCAGCGTCCGGTCGGCGGCGATCACTTGCCCGATCCCCTCAGCCAGCGTGTCGAAGGCCAGTTCCAGGCCGGAGGATCCGCGCACGAAGACCTCGACCTCGGCGCGGTGCTGCCAGTGATAGCGCAGCGGCGACAGCGTGACTTCGGCCTCGCCCGGCGTTCCGTCGCGCAGGATCAGCAGCCCGGCGGCGGGGATGCGCTCGGGCAGGACCTCATTGCGCAGGACGATGGTGCCGCCGCCGATGCCCTGCAGGAGGGTGAACAGGGACGATAGAACCTGTTCGCGCCTGGTGGTCATGTGCGTTCCCAGCGAGAGACGATTGCGCCCGGCAGGGATGCCAGAGCGGCATTGGCCGGCTTCTCAAGATCCAGCCGCTTCTTCAGCCTGACCTGCGGCACCAGCAGAAAGATCGGCACCGAGGCGAGGCCGCGCCCGGTTCTGGACCGGGACACGGCCGCCCGACCGTGCTTGGTCAGCCGCGCCTCGGCGACCAGCAGGCTGGGGCCGGTTCGGCGATAGACGAAGATCAGCCGCAGCCCGGTGCGCGCCTCCCATTCGCCCGGCGTCGGGCGCTTGCCGCTGCGGCTCTTTCCGGCTGCCTCAAGCGGGATCGCCAGCCAGAACCCGCCCTTTGAGCGGATCAGCGGCCCGGTGTCATGGGCGTTCACGATCACCGGGGCGCGGGTCCAGACCATCGACGCGGCATTCATGCTGTGCCGCCCCTTGGGCCAGGTCTCCGAGCGGATGGTGCGGGCCAGCCGCTGGCCAAGGCCTGCGCTGGTGACCTGCCCCCGCCATGCGTCCTTGAGCGCGATCCCCGCGTCCCGGATCCCGAAATGCACCGCCTTTTCGCCGGCCTTGACCTCATCGGCCATCAGCCTGGCGATATCCGCGATCTCGGCACGCAGCTTCATATGGGCCTCAGATCGAGGGTCACGATCAGCCGTTCCCGGTCGCGGATCGGCTCGCCCTGAACCTCGAAGGTCTCGCCGCCGATCACGATACAGTCGCCGGACTGGATTGACGGGGTTTCGGCCGCCATCACGTCGATGCGCACGGTCTCCGACCACACCCGCGCGCCACCATAGCTGGTCAACTCGTCAGAGGATTTGCGGATGGCGCGAATGGTGCTGCCGGGCCGAACCCCGCCCGGCAACCATGTCGCGTCAACCGCCATGTTCGGGTCCGCGAAGATCCGGGTCGCAGCGGTGGCAAAGGCGCTCATCAGACGGCCGCCCCGTTCAGACGGACGCGGCCGGTAGTTTCCCCAGCGCCGCCTCCGACCGCGAGCACCGCAATGCCGATCAGCGTGTTGGAGCCGACCGTGGTCGTGCAAGCCTTGGCGGTGTTGTCCCAATAGACCTTCGCGCCGACCGTCCAGGCCTGGGACGCGGTCTTCGGCAGATCATAGACGCCAGTGAGGTTGATGACGCCTTGCGCGCCATTGGCGATGGGGCCGGTGGCAACGCCGAAGATCGAGCCGATCAGAACGCCTGCGCCCGAGGCGATATCCGCCTCGGCGGTGATGGTGAGCGTGTTACCCGTTGCGATGAAGTTTTTCATGGGCTTTCTCCAGATGAGGGAAAGAAGGGAATGCGGGCCGATCACCGGTCCGCGCCGGTCAGGATCAGACCGGGGCCGGCAGCATCACGCGATGCCGGGATTCTTGTAGAGACCGCGCCAGTCGATGGCCTTGGCGCCGAAATCGTGACGGGCCTTGAACTCGATGCCATCGACCTCGAAGCCGACGCGATGCTCGGTATAGAGACCCTCCTGACCGGCCAGATAGGCGTATTCCACCGCGCCGAAGGCCGGATCGGTGGCGGCGAACCACGGATCGGGACCGGCGGTATTCACCAGCCGGATTTCCTCGACCACCGAGAAGCGGTTCGAATAGGGGTTCACCTCGGCCGTGCTGCCCGGCGTGGTTGTGGCCAGTTGCTTGTGGATTTCCACCATGCGCTTTCCGGGCGGAACGATGATGTTGCGTGGCAGAACCGTGATCGCCCGGCCGTCCAGATCCTTTTGCACCGCGAAAGCGCGCAGCATTGCGGTCAGGGACTCTTCGGTGATCGCCGCCGCAGTGCCGAGGTTGCCGTGATTGGCATGGAACAGTGCGGTTCCGTCGCCCATGGCGGGGTTCGAGAGCAGAATCGAATAGAGGATATCCGATTCAAGGTTCGCGGCCGAGGCACCGAAGGACTGGACGACCCGGTCAAAGGCGCGCAGGTCATCGTTGATCAGCATCTGCCGGCTGAAGCCGATAATGCGGCCGTAGGTGGCGATCGCATAGCTTTCCTTGCCCTCGGTCGCGGTGCCGTAGGTGAATTCGCCGCCTTCGGGCACCTTGACCAGATCGGGGGCGTTGCCGATCTGCAGGCGGTCAACGGGCCGGAAATCCCGCACCGTCACCCGCGTGGACCATGCCCCGAAGGTGCGGGGGGTGGCGTCATAGGCGGCGCGCAACGTCCGGTTGACCACGCTGCTGAGGATCGCTGGGAAGTCTCCGGTGCTGTGGTAACCCGCCGAGCGCATGCCCATGGCGAAGCCCGCGATCTCCATATCGGGCATGGCGGCGGTGTTGACGCCGGCGCGCTCGACGGCATGGCGGGCCAGGTCCATCAGGCTGCGGAACGCGAATTCCCGCGATTGCGGTGATACCGCATGCAGCGATGGTGCCGCCCGGTGCATGATCGCATCGGCAACCGCATCGCGATAGGCGGTATCGCCGGTGCCGCGCGCCTGCGCCGGGGCCAGCTCGACCGTGCGGCCCAGCGGGTTTGCATCCCCCAGCGCGTCGAGGACCGCCTCGCGGGCGGCATTGATCGAGACGCCGCGCGCGATCAGGTCGTTGGCAAGCTCAGAGCCAAGATCATGCCGGGCGCAGAGCGTCATGATGGTGCTGACGCGGCTGCGTTCCTCCGCGCGGATGCTTTCCGCGTCGGGCGCGGCCGGGGCGGCTTGCGGGATGGCAGGGGTTTGCGCGGGGGCAGGGGCGGCGCGGGTTTCATCGCCACCCGCCGCAATGGTGTCTTCAGGCATGTTTCGTCCTTTCGTGCTGGATTCTGCGGCGGGTGCCGCGGCAACGGCCCTACCGGTGATCGTGCAGGGATAGCGCCGGGCGTCACTCGGCCCGGTCCCGGCGCGCATGCCGGCACCGGGATCGGCGCCGATGGCGACGGCAGAGATTTCAAGCGGCTCCCAATCGACCGCGCGATAGAGCGCGCGCTGGCCGCCATCGGTGCGGTCGGCTTTTGCCACCCGCTCGAAGCGATGGACCCGGTATCCGACCGAGACATTGCGGATGATCCCGGATTTGATGTCGCGCCAGATCGGCTCGACCTCATTACGCTCCGACAGGCGGATGCGGGCGAAACCGCTGCCGCCCTCGATGCGGATCGAGCCATTCTCGACCACGCCGAGAATGTCGGTCAGGCGGTGGGACGCATGCGAGTTCAGGAACGGTGCGCCCGCGTTCAGACGGTCGAGCCGCATCGCGTTGGGCGACACGACCAGTTCTTCGTCGAACTCCTCGTCTCGCGCCCAGGAATAGCGCCGCACCTGCGCGCCGGTGGTCCAGAGAACCTCGAATGTGCGCGAGGCGTCATCGACAGATTGCATTGTGCCGGCCCGCCCGATCACGGGCAGGTCGAGGATTTCCTCGTTTTCCATGGTGGTCTCCGTCAGTTATCGCCGCTCGGCGGCGCGGTCGGGTCTGTGGTCTGCACGAGGCCCGCCTTGCTGACCTTGCGCGGGTCGCTGTCGAAGACGAGGCCGGCAGCATCGGCTTTCCTGGCGAAATCGGCCCATTCGGTGAGGATTTCCTCCGGGTCGTATCCCCGCCGCGCGATCTGTTGCGGCAGGGTCGAGAAGCCTGCGCGGACCTCCAGCAGATCGGCCTGCACATCCTGCAGCGGGTTGACGCTTTCGAACTTCGGCGGCCCCCATTCGGCGAGGATCTCGATGCCATCCGGCAGCAGGCCCTGCGACTGTGCCTCCTTGATGAACCAGCGCCAGATCGGCTCGCAGAACATCGGGATCACGGTCTGCCACTGGATCTGCTCGACCATGCGGCGGAATTCGTTCAGGCCCGCACGGGTGGACGAGAAGTTGGCCTGCGACAGATCGCCGGTCATCAGTGCATAGGGCACCCGGAAGCCGGCGGCGATGATGTGAAGCTGGGTCCGGTGCCATTCATAGACGCCCGCCGTCGAGGCAGGCTGGTTGAACTTGATGTCCTTGCCGCCGCGGGCATAGGCGATCAGGCCCGGCTCGAACTGTTCGACCCGGTTGCCCATCCCGTCCTCGATCACCGGGGCGATGGATTGCTGATCCTCATCCGCGCCGAAGACGATGCCGACCAGACAGGCTTCGGTCTTCTTGCGCACCAGCTCGGCGGTCTGCCAGTCATCGACATCGCGGATCGCCCGCATGGCCGGGGTGCCCCAGGGAACGCCCCGGCTCTGCACCCGCTGGCGTTCGAACAGATGCGCCACGTCCTGCGCCCTGAGGCGTACCGATTCCAGGCGGTGGTTGACGATGGGGTCGTTGTGACCGGGATGGTCCGGAAACATCCAGTAGGCGATGCGCCGGCCATCCCGGTCGGTCTCGATCCCCTGGCTGATCCGGGTTCCATCGGCGCGGTTGTCGAAGCGCGCGCCGTCGAGGTGATCGGCCTCGCGCAGCTCGATGCGCAGACGCAGATCGCGCGCGTGCGCGCCACGACGATAGCGGGCCACCGCGAAGACCTCGCCGCCCTCGATCATCTCGCGCACGGCGAGGCAAAGAACCCCATGAAAATCCGTATGTCCATGATCGTCGCAACGGGAGGCCCAGCGCCGCCACAGATCGTCGACCTGCCTGTTCAGGGCCGGATCGGCGGTCGCGGCGCGGGGGCGGATGCCGGTGCCGACGATATTGTTGACCAGCACCTGCACCGCCTGCGCGGCGATGGGGTTGTTGCGCACCAGATCGCGCATGCGGTCGCGCAGCGTGGCCCCGGCCGCGGCGATTTCCGCATCCGCCGCCGTGCCACCGGCTTTCCAGCCCGCCGTTCCGCGCCCCCTTGAGGCGGCCTCATATCCGCGGCGCAGGTTTGAAATCGCCACCCGCGCGGCATAGCGCCGGGCGGCAGAGCGTGGCGAAACCACCGACAAGGCAGCATCCATCAGCCCCCAGCGCACGTCCGGGGTGATCTCCTTCGGTCCTGCCATGGTCAGCCCCTATGGAAACCGGCAAAGCCCGCCACGGGCAAGGGACGGCCCGATCCGGCTGCCATTTCGCCCTCGATGGTGCGGATGCGGCTCAGCAGATCGGCGGCCGAGCCGTATTCAAGGGTCTTTCCATCATAGCTGACGCGCAGGGTGCCCGAGGCATAGGCCCGGCGCAGCGCGTCAAGTTCACTCTCGGTCCAGGCCATCAGAACCAGCTTCCTCTTTGTCTCTTGCCCAGCCAGCCCGACGGGCGGGGCGGCGGCGGTTTCAACGGTTGACGATGCGGTTGCCCGGCCGGGCGCGCATCACTCGTGCCGGGCATGAGCTGCGCGCGCAGATCGTCCCATTTGGCGCCGTCCCAGCGATCCACGCCCATCAGCCAGGCGCAGGCGCGGGCATAGACCCGGCAGTCCAGCGCCTCGTTGCGGTCGCGGGTCTGCTGCCATTCCAGCTTCTGGAAGCCCTGGCGGGTCTTGATGGTCATCAACTGCTCGGCGGTCAGCTGCTTGGTCCATTCCGCCGTGGTCCCTTTCGGGATGTGGACGAAGCCGGCCGGCCAGCCGCTGCCGTCGGCGATGTCCTCGTCGGTGGGCGCGGCGAGGCGTAGCAGGCGATAGGTCTCGGATTTGAACACCGCGCCGGCGACCTTCCACAGCCGCACCCCGCGGCGAAACTTGCGCCCGCCCTCGGTCACATCGACATAGCTCGGGCCGTCCACCGGGGTGGAGCGGTCAAAGCCGCCGACGCCCTTGATCGCGATTACCTGGCCGTGGCCCATCTTGCGGCACCAGCCATAGACCGCATCGGTGGTCGCGCCGTCGCCGGTGTCGATCGCCAGCCGCGCCAACGCCATGCGCGCGCCGCCGGCATGGGGCCAGGTCTCGGCCAGAAACCCGGTCAGATCGTCCCAGACCTCCTCGCGGGCCGTGTCGCCTTCCAGCACCACATGATCGACCAGCCAGGATTCAAGGTTCTCGCCCCAGCCCCAGACGTCGATCTCGATCCGGTCGCGCTGCACATCCGCGCCGGCCGTCAGGATCAGCGCGCGCTGCGGCACCTCCCCCAGATGCCAATCCTCGCGCCGCTCATAAAGGCGCTGCCAGTCCGGGGCCTCGCCGCGTTCCTGCCAGGTCTCACCCAGCACCGTGTTCTTCAGCGTCTTCAGCGCGGCCTCGTTACCGACCGCCTGCTCCCAATCCTGCGCGATCTTCGACCAGCTGAGCCAGCCCAGCGGCGAATAGAGGCCGCTGATGTGATATCCAACGATCCCCGCCGCCCGCGCCCGCTCCAGCATCTCCGGCTCGGCGGTGGGCAGCCATGTCGCGCCATTCGCCTCGTCCATCATCTCGGTCTTGTGGCGCTCGGCGATGGGCTGATCGCAGTGTTCGCAGACATAACGCGTGGTTTCCGGCCGGCCCGGCTGCCAGCGCAGGCGTTCGAACTTCAGCCATTGCAGGCCGCCGCAATGCGGACAGGGAACATGGTATCGCTGCTGATCCGACAGCTCGTATTCCCGCTCGATCCGCGAGAGGCCCTTCACGGTCGGGGTCGAGGCCAGAAACAGCTTGCTCCGATGCCCGAAGCTGATCGTGCGCGCCTCGGCCAGCGCGATGGGGTCGCCCTCGCCATCGAGATCGCCCGGATAGGCGTCGACCTCATCCAGAAACACCCAGCGCGCCGGCATCGAGCGCAGGCCCACGGCGCTGTTCGCGCCGGTCAGGATCAACTGCCCACCGGGAAACCGCTTGCCGAGAATGGTATTGCCGCTGTCCTTCGATCGCGACGGCATCACCAGCGCCCGCAGCTCCGGGCTTTCCTCGATCAGCGGGTCGATCCGCTGCTGCGACAGGCGTTTTGCCAGATCGACGGTCGGCTGGACCGCCAGAAACGGCCCCGGCGCGCGGTGGATGCAGAAGCCGACCCAGTTGTTGCCGCCTTCGGTCGCGCCCACCTGCGCGGCCTTCTGGAATACCACCCGTCGCGCCGGGCTGGCCGGCGACAGCGCATCCATGATCGCCCGCATGAAGGGCGTGCGGGCGGTGCGATAGGGGCCGGCCTCGCTTGCTGCGCGCGAGGACAGGATCCGGTGCCGATCCGCCCATTGGCTGACCGTCAGCGCCGGGTCCGGCGCCAGACCAGCCAGCCAGGCATTGCGGATATCCTCGGCGCCCTCGAAATCAGCCAGCGCCACGGATCGTCTCCCCTCGCGCCTGCCGGATCGCGCAGAGAACGGCCCCGGCGCCTTCCGCATCCGCATCCCGCTGCTCGCGGGCCTTCCTCGCCCTGATCCGCATCATTGCCCTGTCGATCAGCAGGCCGAACGCCTGCCGGCGCCGCGCCTCGGCGCGCCATTCATCGTAAGTCAATCTTCACCTCCGCAAGATCGGCCAGGTGCTGGCGCAAATAAGTGTCCAGAACCTGCTCCATCCGATGGGCATCGACGCCCAGATCGGCGGCCATGTTGGCGGCCACGCGGGCCGGCCAGTTCTGCCAGGCGTCGCGTTCGCGCCGGGCCAGATCGAAGACCATGGTGGTGGTACGCGCCCGGTCGACCAGCTCGCCCTTCATCCTGGCGAGCTTGACCTTGGCGGTCTGCGCCTTCAGCACCTCATTGGCCATTCGCGCGCGCAGGAACGAGACCTCGCCGCCCGCGCCGGGATCGGGATCGGCGCCGGCCTCGCGCAGGGTCTCGCCCACCGATTCAATGGCGGCGCGCGGCACCGGCCTGGTCGCGGCGCTTGCGCGGGCGGTGCCGGCCGCCGTGGCGGTCCCCAGCGCCCGCGCATGAGCGCCCCGCTGCTTGGCCGGGTCGGTCTGCGCGTCCCATTGCCGGTCGGCCGTCACCGGATCGATGCTGCCATCCGGCTCGAGACTGATGCGCCCCGAGGAGATTGCCTTGCCCACCGCCGTGTGGCTGACGCCGCGATGCGCCGCATATTGACGGCGCGACATGCCCATTCCGCGTAACCCTTCCGGCTTGTGCCCAAGCATCTGGGCAGATTACATAAAGCAATGATATTGCTGCGATTATGCTACACTTCCGGCCTGTGGTGAGCGATTCTGATGGCACGAAAACGATGCAGTTCAGACGCCGGAGAGCACCCCATGACCATGGCCATCACCACCACCCGCGCCGAGAAAGCCCACCGCAACAGCGGCGCCGCGCTCACCGCTTTCCTTGGCAAGAAGACCGAGATCGACACCATGCTCGCCCGCCTCGCCGCGCTGAGCGACGATCATTTCAACGCCAGCCCCGACGCGGTGAACTGGGGCCATGTCGGCACGCTGGAGCATTATGCCAGCCTGCTGCGCCAGATCACCGACAGCGCCTTCGGCGAAGGGGAGCATGCAGAGTGACCCCGCTTTCCGAAACCCAGAGCCTGATCCTCAGCCGTGCCGCCGCGCGCCCCGGCAATCTGGCGCTGCCCTTGCCCGACAGCCTGCGCGGCGGTGCCGCCGCCAAGGTGGTGGAGGCGCTGCTTGCCAAGGGCCTCGTCGAGGAGGTCGAGGCCAATATTCGCCGCAGCGAGCCGCTCTGGCGCGAGACCGGCGATGGTCATGGCACCACGCTGCTTGCCACCGAGGCCGGGCTTGCCGCCGTCGGCATCGAGCCGCTGGTGGCAGGCGCCATCGCCGGGGCAAGGCGCGGGCGGATGGAGCGGGAAGCGGCCGCTGCGGCTGCGCCCGAGGCCCAAACGCCCGCGACCACCCGCGCCGGCACCAAACAGGCGGCGTTGATCGCGCTGCTGCAGCGACCCGAGGGCGCGAGTGTTGCAGAGGCGGCGGCCGCCCTTTCGTGGCAACCCCACACTGTGCGCGGCGCCATTTCCGGGGCCCTGAAAAAGCGGCTCGGGCTGACCATTGCCGCAGAGAGAATCGACGGACGCGGGACCGTTTACCGCATCGCCACGGAGGGCTGAGCCATGATTTCCTTCAATTGCCTGCCGGAGCACGAGACCTTGGGCGAATTCGCCCGGCGCGAATGCGTTGAGAGCATCGACATCCGGTTCTGCCGCAACGATGCGGAAGCGGGCGCAGATGAGGCATTCATCGCCACCTGCGCACCGGCGGAGGCCGAGTTCGCCACCATTTATGGCATCACCGATCTGGGCGAGGCCCGCGCCATCCATGATGTCGATCTCGACGCAGCAGGGGCCGATGAACTGGCAGCCGCCTGCCGGGCGCTGTTCGTGGCGATTCTTGCCGCGCGGCGCGATCCGCCTGACGCCGCCCAGCGCCATCAGGCGGAACAGGACGCCATCAGTGCCCTGAGCTGGCCCATGGACTGACACAGGCCATCGTCTGTCATATGGTCGCAAACCGGATGCGGGTCGGGGGAATGCGCCGATCCTCATCGCACTGCCTGTTGGCGGATCGCCTCGAACAGCCGCCGCAGGGCGAAGGAGCGGATCAGCGATACGCCGGTGAAGATGGCGCCGATGGCGAGATGCTGTGCCGGTGCGGCGTGAAACCCGAACAGCGGAAACACCAGCGCCTGCGCTGCGACCGCGACCCAGAAGCCAACCGCGACATTGGCGATGGCCTCGATCAACGACATCGCGCGCGACTGTTTCATGCGGCCAGCGCCTTGCGCGTCGCAGTCTCTGCCTCGAAGCTCGCGCCGGTCTCTGCATGGGTCGCCGTCCCGCCGGTCATCAGCTGCCAGCGCCGAACGGCGACGTCGCAATAGGCCGGATCCAGCTCCATCCCGAAACAGGTCCGGTCGAGGTTCGTTGCCGCGATCAGCTGCGAGCCCGAGCCGGTGAAGGGTTCATAGAGCAGATCACCTGGATCGCTCCAGGCGGCGATCATCTCCTCGGCCAGACTGACCGGAAACACCGCCGGATGCGCGCCGCCGGCAATGGCGCCCTTGTGGCGCATCACGCGGATCACGCTGTCGGGGATGCGATGGCTCTGGATGGCGTTGCCGGCACCGTGCTTGGCGCTCACCGTGCCGTCGGCCGAGCGCAGACCGCCGCCGCCCAAGGTTTCGCCGGCATGCTTGCTCTCGACCGTCTTGTTCGGCCGCCGTGGCACCCGATTGAAATGGAAGACGAACTCATGCGCCGGGGCATAGCGCCCGTTCCAGTCGCCGGGCAGGCCGGGCCCCTGATCCCAGACATACCAGCCGAAGCGGCGCCAGCCCTGCGTCCGCATCCATTGGGTCCAGGCGTCCCAATAGGGGATCCATTCGCTGTCGCGATGCACCAGCCCGAGATTGACCAGCAGCTGCGCATCCTCGCTCACCGGCGCCGACGCGAACACGCCCTGCATCAGCCGGTCCCAATCGCTGACCTTCTCCTTCGCCGCGCCGTAATCGCGCTGCTGGCCATAAGGCGGCGAGGTGAAGAGGAGCGTGGCGCGCTGCCCGTCCATCAGCCGCGCGACCGCCGCCGCATCCGTGCTGTCGCCGCACAACAGCCGGTGATCGCCAAGGATCCAGATATCGCCGGGGCGAGTGACAGGATCCTCTGGCAGGTCAGGGATGCCGTCCTCTTCTTCTTCCGGAACGGCGCCGAAACCCGATGCCTCGGCGTCTCCGAGCAGATCGGCCAGCTCGTCATCCGAGAATCCGACCAGATCGAGGTCGAAGTCCAGCCCCTGCAGCGCTGCCAGCTCGGATCGCAGCAGTTCCTCATCCCAACCCGCGTTCTCGGCGATGCGGTTGTCGGCAATGACCAGCGCCCGCCGCTGAACCGCGCTCAGATGCGCCAGCCGGATCACCGGCACCTCAGCCAGCCCGAGGCGCTGCGCCGCCATCAACCGCCCGTGGCCGGCGATGATGACCCCATCCGCGCCGATCAGGATCGGATTGGTGAAGCCGAACTCGGCAATCGAGGCGGCGATCTGCGCGATCTGATCCGGCGAATGGGTGCGGGCATTGCGGGCGTAGGGGGTCAGGTTGTCGACCGCGATCAACTCGATCTGCATCACAGTTCGAAATCCGGCTCGAGGGCGCCCATCGCCTTCAAACGGTCGATGATCGGCTTCATGTCCGCGGCAACCTTCTTCCAGTCCGTCGCAGCGAACTCTTGCGCCCATTGTGACGCATCCCATTCGGGAAACGTCACCCCGCCGATCTGCTCTGCCGGCATCATCATCTTGTTTCGCATCACGCGGGTTCATCCATCGGCCAGCAATTCAGATGCGAGAGTTCTGAGTGCATGTGCAGCAACCAGGGGGACCACGCCATTGCCACAGAGCCGAAGCCGGTCCACCCGGTGGGCCAGCCCATCAGCGCCTCGACGAATTGCGGGTTCAGCGTTCGGGGCGCGTCTGAGGTATCGCTGCCAGCCATCGGTGTCACAAGGACCTGGCGGCCAAGCAGCCCGTTCACCGGCGTGTTGGCAAGGCTTGTCGCCCCATCCTTGTGGTCGCGCGCGGTGGGCGTCATCCACAGCCGCAGCATTTCGGTCCGGTTGCCGCCGCTCGAGCGGATCCCGGAGCAGGCGCGCGGGGTCGGCCAGCTCGTCCCCCTCGCGGATGGCGAGGATGAACAGCCGCTCGCGCCGATGGGGCGCACCGACTTCCGCCGCCGTGAAGAGGCCTGCCGCAAGCCTGTAGCCCAGGCCGACCAGTCCGCTGGCGACTTCGGGGAAGCCGAGGCGGAGATGATGGGCGACGTTTTCGAGGAAGACGAAGGGAGGCTCAACCTCGCCGATGATGCGGGCGACATGCGGCCAGAGGTGGCGCGGGTCCTTGGGGCCCCGGCGCTTGCCCGCCACGCTGAACGGCTGGCACGGATACCCCGCAGTGACGATATCCACCGCGCCGCGCCATGGGCGGCCGTCGAAGCTGGCAATATCGTCCCAGAGAGGCGCTGGATCCAGGGCCGCATCTTCCATCCGCGCCACGATAATGGACGCGGCGAAGGCGTCCCGCTCGACGTAACCCACAGTTCGATAGCCGGGGACGGCGAGGGTGATTCCCAGCTCGAGACCGCCTGCGCCGGAGCACAGCGACAGGCCGAAGAGGTATGCGTCTGCGGTTCCGGCAGGCAGGCCGGAGGAAGATACAACCAGGTCATGCATGGCCTCACGCGGCGGTTCTGCGCTTGCGCGCGGGTTTTGGCTGGGGGTCGGGGTCGCTGGCCTGCGTGGCGGGGGTGCCGGGACTGGCGCTTGACCGCTCCCCGGAAATTTCGGTGAAGGACCGGCCGTCGCCCTCTAGCACCGCCGCGCCGCCGGTGAGGTTCTGCCAGCGCTCCACGGCGACATCGGCATAGGCCGGGTTCAGCTCGATGCCGAGGCAGGTGCGGCCGGTGGTCTCGGCGGCGATCAGCGTGGTGCCGGATCCCATGAACGGCTCATAGATCGCCTGTCCGGGGCTGGAATTGTTCAGGATGGGGCGGCGCATGCATTCGACCGGCTTTTGCGTACCGTGCACGGTCTCGGCATCCTGATCGCGATGCGAGATGTGCCAGAGCGTGGTCTGCTTGCGGTCGCCGGCCCAGTGGCCCTTGCCCTTGGCGCGAACGGCATACCAGCAAGGCTCGTGCTGCCAGTGGTAATCGCCGCGGCTGAGGATCAGCCGATCCTTGGCCCAGATGATCTGCGAGCGGATGTTGAAGCCGCTGGCGATCAGGCTGTCGGCGACCGTGGTCGCGTGCAGGGCGCCATGCCAGACATAGGCCACATCGCCCGGAAACAGCGCCCATGCCTCGCGCCAGTCGGCGCGGTCGTCGTTCAGCACCTTGCCGGTGCGCTTCGTGGCTGATGCGCCGGCCTGGTTGCGCCAGTTCGGGTCATATTCGACCCCATAGGGCGGATCGGTCACCATCAGCAGCGGCGTCACCCCGCCCAGCACCCGCTCGACATCCGTCGCCACGGTGCTGTCGCCGCAAAGCAGCCGGTGGGGCCCGAGGATCCACAGATCGCCGGGGCGCGAGACCGGCTCGGCCGGCGGCTCGGGGATGTCATCCTCGCTCTCGATGGCTCCGGCCGTCTCCGGTGCCTCGATTTCCGCGAGCAATTCGCCGAGTTCGTCATCCGAGAAGCCGACCAGATCGATGTCGAACCCGTCCGCGCGGATCAGTTCGATCTGCTCGAGCAGGATCTCGGTGTCCCAGCCAGCGTTCAACGCGATCTTGTTGTCCGCGACAACCAGCGCCCGGCGCTGCGCTGCGTTCAGGTGCGCCAGCACGATCACCGGCACCTCGGAAAGCCCCAGCCGCTGTGCGGCCATCAGCCTCCCGTGGCCGGCGATGATCACGCTGTCCTCGCCGATCAGGAGCGGGTTGGTGAAGCCGAATTCCGTGATCGAGGCCGCGATCTGGGCGATCTGGTCTTCCGAATGCGTGCGGGCATTGCGCGCATAGGGCACCAGCTGCCCGGTTGGCATCATCTCGATCTGCAAGGTGCGAACTCCAAAAGAAAAGACCCGCTGCGACAGGGCAGGCGGGTCCAAAGTGACGGACAGGCGAATGTCCGAGGGACGGTGAAGGGGCCGGCAACCCTGGCAACCCAAAGTGGCAACCGACGGGTGGAAACCCAGAAAAATCCTTTGGCGCTAGCGGACTAGCGCGCTCATGCCCCCCGCATAGCGTTACCGCTGCGGAGGAACCAAGGCCGGGGGGAGGCGGCCGCAGGGCGGCTTTCGCCCCGATCATGGGATGAATATGACCCGTATCGCCTGCTTTTGTCGCGCCCTAAGTTCGACCCTTTCGCGCCCTCACGGCGGCCCCTTTGCGCCCTCGCCGCCCCGCTTTGCGCCCGCCTCGTCCCCGATGGTTTTGGCGCCGTGCGGGCGGCGGCTGGTTTTTCGCTGTTTGTTCAGTCGGTTGGCAATCGTCACCAGTGCCGCCGTCCAGCGCCGCCAGGCGGTCGAACGCACGCAGCCCACCGCGCGGCAAATCTGCTTCCAGCGATGGCCTTCGGCCCGCATCCAGACGATGCGGCGATTGTCGATCACCGCCTGTTCGCTCTCGCCGCCGATCAGCGCCAGCCATTCCAGCGCCTCCTCCATGCGCTGGATCTCGCGGGGGTTGGGGATCACCCGCATGCGCGCCTCCTCGTAGCCATAGGCATGCCTGGCCTCGTGGACGTAATCCGGCCAGGAGCGGCCATAGCCGCGCGCGCCGGAGCCGGGCGGGTTTGGCAGGCGTTTCAGGGTCAGCGCGGCTTCCTCGAAACGGTCCTCGATCTCGCGGGGGGTGATCATCGACGCTCCTTCCGGGCTGGAACGGGGAAACCGCGCAGGGCCAGCCGCTCGGCGCTGGTCAGCCCGGCCTCCAGCAGGGCCCGCGCGACGCTGTTGCTGATGGCGCTGGGGGGCAGATAGCGATCCGCGTTCACCCAGTCGGCGTAGAAGTGCAGCTGCGGGTTGGCGCTGGTCTTCTCTGCGCCTTGCGGCCTCGCCGGCTGGCGCAGGCGCTGCCGATGGGCCGCCCGCACCGCGTCGGTGAAATAGCCCCATGTCCGGATCGGGCTGATGCGGATGGTGGGCGTGCGGGCGCGGATCACCGGCAGGATGTCGGCCTCGAGGTCGATGCCCTCCTGCAGCCAGCCCGCGATCACCTCGGCGGTGCCGGTGATCGCGGCGCGCGATGCCGGGCAGAGACCGGGGCCGGCGACGCCCAGGCAGCGGGTCTGCGGGTCGAAGTTATCCACAGCCGCATCTTCGGCTGGGGGCGTAGTAGTATCTTTATAAGGATGGTTCGGGTGAATCTGGTTCACGGGGTCATGTGAACCTGGTTCACGGGTTACCCGTACATCAGATTCACGGGGTGAACGTGGTTCACGGGTTGAGGGCAGGTTATCCACAGGCTGTCCCCGCGTTGAAGGCAGGTTATCCACAACCTGCGGGGCGATGGCATATTCGACCGTGAAACCGTGCTTGCACTCGCGCTGGCCGGTCTCGAGGACCAGCCCGTCGCGGATCAGTTCCTGAATGGCGATCTGCACCGCGCGTCGCGACAGTTCCAGATCACGGGCGATATTTGCTTTCGAGGTCCAGATGCCGCTGCCATCATCGGCGGCCTTGTCGGCCATGTAGGTGAGCACCGATTTTCGCGTGGCCGAGCCCACGAGGCGGCGCTGCACCGAGGCCGAGATCAGATTGCTCATCGCCGGCCTCCCTCGAGGATTTCCTCGATCGGGCGGGTCTCGAAGGCGGTGGGCGCGATGAAGCGCAGCACCGCCTCCCAGTCCACGGCCGCAACCAGCACCCAGATCAGCAGCCCGGCGAGAAACGCGAACATGCCGAGCGCGAACGCGAAGATGATGGCCCATGCGATGGGGCGACGCCGGTCATCATAGCCGCCGCTCATCGGCCCGCCCTCCCGCGGCCGGCGGTCTTGCGGCTCTCCTGCTCCAGCAGCCAGTCGCGCACGGCGCCGCGCCGATAGAGCACCTTGCGCCCGATGCGGATGCAGGGCGGGCCGATGCGCCGGGTCTCCCAGCGCTTCAGCGTGTCGGCGCTGATGCCGATGATGCCGGCCAGTTCCTTGCGCGGCATCCAGTCATCCAGCAGCCCTTCATGGGCGATTGCGCCGGTCTCGGCGGTGATCCTGGTGTGATCGGTCATCATCCGGTCCTTTCCCCGTGGTTGTGGGGCAAGCGAGAGCACAGGCGGAGGACCGGCGGCGCGGCGCGGACCGGCGCCGGAAGCGCCGGAATTGCGCCGGTCCCATGTTTCATGGGGTTTGCGGGCATTCCGTGGGGCAGGGGGGAACGTCGTCCGCACCGGCATGCCGGCCTCCAAGAGACGGGTCGGTGGTGGTGCGCCCAAGCGCCTAATCAACCCATGCGTGCGGACCTGTCAGAGGCATCGACCTGAAAGGCAACCCTTTCACAAAAGCCAACAATTCAGGAAATACACGATGGCTCTGCCAAACCGCGTGATCTACACGCTGCCCGAAGCCGCTGCCCGCTGGAGCTGCCATATTGCCGATATCGCCGAATGGGCCATATCCGGTCAGCTGGAGATCACCATCGCGATCCCGCCCACGCGTTTTGGGGCCGAGATCCTCTCGGACCTGGTTGTGATTGCGCCGGGCGATATTCTGGCGATGTTTCGCCGCTGCGGCACCGGCCCGCGCGAAGGGATGATCCGCCGCGTCCGCATGCCGGGCGGCAGCGAATGGAAGTACATCCCGCTGCCCGATGCCGGGCTGCGGGTCACCCGTGAGGACCTGTTGATTCAGGCCGGCACGCTGGCGCGTTTCGAGGAGGAGCATGGGGTGTTTCGCCGGGTCAACTCCAACCCGACCAAGAGCTATGATTGGGAAGGCTTTTATGGCGCCCTGATCCTGCGCCTCTTCCAGCACGGCCTGCCCGAGAAACAGGGCGATCTCGTGGGTGAAATGCTGGACTGGTTCATTGCCAACAGCACGGATGGCGATGCACCCGACGAAAGCACAGTCCGCAAGCGGGTCAGCCCGATCCTGCGGATGCTGCACGCGGAGGCGTGACATCCTCGGCCGAGGGTGCGGAATGCACGAGCCTCGGCCGTATCCGCATCATGTCGGCCACTGCATCGACGCCGGCGCGCAGGGGCGAATCCATCAGATGCGCATAGCGCATGGTGGTGCTTGATTGCGAATGGCCCAGCAGTTTGCCGATCATCTCCAGCGAGGCCCCGCCGCTGACCAGCAACGAGGCGAATGTGTGGCGCAGATCGTGAACCCGCACGCCCGGCAACCCGGCCTGATCCTGAATGCCCTTCCAGAAGCGGCGAATCTCCTGCACCGGCTGGTCCTTGCCCTCGACATCGCCGGGAAACAGCCAGTTGCAACCGACCGGCACGGCGGAAAGCCGCGTGCGCACCAATGCCGCTGTCTCTGCCGAGATCGGCACGCGGTGAATGCGGCGCTGCTTGGTATTGGCGGCGGGCTTCACCCATGTGTTGCGCTCCAGATCGAAATGCTCGAACCGAGCCGTCCTGACCTCGCCCAGCCGCGCCCCGGTCAGCATGCACATGCGGATGATGCTGGCGCCGCGCTGATCCTCGGCCCCGCCCAGCGCCTCGCTGAGCCGTGCGATCTCCTCCATGTCAAGAAACCGCTCGCGCTCGGTCTCGACGCGGCGGCGGAAACCGACCGCCGGATTGTCCGGGCGCATCCGCCATGCGATGGCGAGGTTGAAGACCCGCCGCAGCATCTCGCCGGCGCGGTTGGCGCGCACGGGCGTGGGCCTTGGCGGCTTCAACGGGGTGCGTCGCTTGGCCTTGGGTTTCTTCTTGGCCGGGCGCGAACGCCCCTCGGCGATCAGGTTCAGCACCCGTTCGACATCCGCCGGTTCGATCTCGGCCACCAGCCGGTGCTTCCAGTGCGGCATGATCAGCTTGTGCAGCATCGAGGCCTGATCGGCGGAGTTGCGCGGCGCCAGGTGCGCGGCATGTTCGCGCAGGTAGCGGGCCACCAGATCGGGAAAGCGCGGCGCCTCGCGGATTTCTTCGCGCTCCGAGAGGGGATCCAGCCCGCCATCGACATCGCGGCGCAGCGCCTTGGCGCGCTCGCGCGCGGCGGTAACATTCCATTCCGGCCAGCGCCCGATGGTCAGCCGCCGCTGCCGCCCCGCCGCGCGGTAATCGAACATGAAGCTGCGCCCGCCCGATGGGTAGATGCAGATTGACAGCCCCAGCACATCGCTGTCGAAAATCTGCCATGCTTTGGGGCGCGGCTCAGCCGCGCGGACCAGTTTTTCCGTCAGTCTTTCCCTGTTTCGCAA